TCGTCTGCGCCAATACACAATAGTGAATCAGGCCAACGACTGCTGACGTTAGACATGATTGAGGATATGATGGAGGCCGCTTATTCTGATGGCGGATCACCTGATCGTATCATCATGAGTCCTGGTCAGAAGCGCAAGTTTTCGAATTTAGCGATTACAGCCAATACTGTCGCTGACGTGTCGATGAATCAGACAGCAGCGCGTCCAGCGACCGCAATTGGTGCTGTCGACATCTTTTTGACTGACTTTGGCCAATTAGATGTTGTTGTGGATAGATTCTGTCACAACGACCGCGTTTTTCTGATTGATCCCAATTACGCCAAGTTTGTCACGCTGCCGGGACGCAATTACGTCACGACCGAGTTGGCAAAAACCGGCGACAGCAGCAAATTCCAATGTTTGTGCGAATGGGGCTTGGAGATTTCTTCACCAAAAGCCCACGCTGCGATCTACGATTTGAAAGTATAAAGAGAA